ATAAGCGTTTTCATCTTCAATCTCTGCCGGTTCTGTTTGCTCAAACTTCCACGCCATTCGATCAATAAATTTATCAACTTCTGACCGCTCATTTGACTTAAAATTGTCAATCTTAAGCAGTTTCATCCACTTAAGAATTTCATCGGTGATTGCTTTGGTATCCTCACCGCGTTCATTAGCTTGCTTTAGCCTTAAATCAGCTTTGCAAAGATTTCTATAAACTTTTATTCCTGCCTCATCTACGCCCTCTATGCCGTCAATATAGTCGTGTAATTCGCCTTCGAGCCACTCCCAATCGGAAGGTGGGTAGTCCCCCCAATTGTGGCGTAACAGACGCTTATCTGCTTCGCTTAGCGAATTATCATCAATAACAACCATGTCTCTATCGTCAGCATTCGATTTAATCACGCTCTTCATACTAAGGTATTCCTCCATTGGTGTATCACCATCAAGAGCGTCGTTAAATCGCGCGTTGGAATTGTTTAAGAGCGTCATATAAGCCCCTACAGGGCTCATATCCTTATCGCCTATCTTGTCGTCTACCTCGCGCCCCAATTCCTTGTAGAACGGGATATTGGCTTGAAACAGCGTACACCAAAGTGCCGCCAATCTACCATTGCGTGGCTTCATGGATAGGATTTTATCAGCAAAAGTTTTATAACGCTTGTCGAGACATTTTTTGCATATGGGAACGTATTCCCCTTCTTTTCGAGGTGAAGCATAAAATTTATTTTTTGCTAAAATTTCTCCACAATCGGCACATACCTTTTGGGAGATTTTACTAAATTCTGCCATTCCTTTATTCCTTTTCAGTTCATAATAAAAGACTCGCCGGGTTGCGCATTAACCTATCAATAAACAGGTTACTAAGCGTGGCGAGTCTGTAACTGCGATTTGTTTTAGACAAACCAACAGTAGATATGTCTGTACTCTACGCACTAACGCGAGCCTCGGACGAATCACCCCTTTCGTTAATTTATACTTCTGTTGCTTATAACAAGTGGATAAATCGACAAATAGATGACCTCTCTTTCTTGTTGGAATATCTATATGAACCTCGGTCACCCGAGGATTTTGTTAAGGTATATGTTCCTTGACCAAGTTTCACCTTCTTGCTCATTGTAATAAGCTAAATGACAACTTGGTAAAGAGCCTTTTCGCAAACTATTGCTATATGGGTCAATTCCCATGACTGAGCCAACACGATGAATTTTCACGTCTATGCTGTCAAATGCGCCGAGACTTTTTGTATCGCATGAATGAAGATGACCACAATACATAGCTTCGACAAATGTGCCTTGAACATCAGTAAAGTAACGATACGTATTAATCGCTGATTTAGTTCCGTGTTCAAGTAAAATATTGTGTTGTGCTACAGTGGATATTCGTGCAGGAACACAATCGTGAACGATTACAAGGTCGTTATTAGCAAGTCGCAACTGCACGTATCTGGCAATCAACTTACCAAAATTTTCCTCAGGGTTATACGATTTCTGCTGAAGCATACGAATTTCATCATGATTGCCTGAAATCATATCGACAATAATATGAATATCTAATGCTTTTGATAAACGGTCAAGCCATTCAGCAAAGAATTCAGAAAATTTAATTACTGTGTCAACAACCGGCTCTTTTAATTTCGCAAGACTGGACATTCTTAAACAGTTCTCAACCATATCGCCCAATATCCCTATGTTAAGAATACCGGCGTTTCGGTCATAGTTCTTAATCAGCCAATCAGCAATATATTCAAATCTTGCACGCATAATGTCAAAATTATAGACGTTAATAACCAT